ATATCAAATATATCAAATATATCAAATGTAACAAAAAATTTGAATATTTCAAAGAAAGAAAAAGAATATAAAAAAAGACAAAAAACCAAAAATATGATTGTTAATCATTATATAAATTATATTAATTCTACGCCAAAATTTGACAATTTGAATTACGCATATTCTTTTAATATTCCTCAATATATTTCTTTAGAACAACTTGCCAATGCGTATTCATTACCAGTTGTTCTAAAGAATCCTGAAACAAGAAAAGTAAAAGTAGCAATTGTTATTGCTTATACATATCCAAATTTGTTAAATGATTTTTCGACATATTGGCAAAGTCCAATTGTAAAAGGTTTAAATTCAAATCCTCCTGAGATTTCTGTTCATACTATGTCTGGAGCTTTATATAGTGATCATTGGGCCCAAGAGTCATGTTTAGATTTACAAATTCTTGCATCAATAAATCCAAATGCTGAAATATATGTTGTGGAGGCAAGATCGAGTTTTGTTGCTGATATGGTAAAAGCTGTAAACTATGCAACTGATACTTTAAAAGTAGATATTGTATCGATGAGTTGGGGTATTGATGATCATAATGCTCTAACTAGATATTCTGGAGCTTTTAACAGGCCAAATGTTTGTTTTTGCGCGTCTTCGGGAGATACAAATGTTGCGAGTTGGCCTTCTGTATTAAGTCAATGCTTGTCTGTAGGAGGAACAACTTTAAATATATTTGGTGATAAAAAACAAGAAGTTAATTGGAATAGCGCTGGATGCGGATATGCTACATTTGTAACTAAACCACAATTTCAATCAGAAATACAAACTGATGTAAATAAAAGATTAATTCCAGATGTTTCTGGAATAGCAAATCCATTAACAAGTATTTATACATTTTTTGAAAATAATTGGTCTGGTCTTGGAGGAACGTCTGTTTCTGCTCCTTTATGGGCTGGAATATTATCTTTAGCAATACAATTAAGATTGAATAATAATAAAAAACCATTTGCAACTGGGGATATGTCTCTTCAAAATTATTTATACAAAATAATTTTGCCAAATGAAGAAAAATATAAAAGTTGTTTTAATGATATTATTTATGGAGGAACTTATGGGTCTTCAACTGTATCAAATAGTAAATTGAGTTTTTTTACAACTACTTCGGGATTTGATATACCAACAGGATTAGGAAGTCCAAATATTACAAATTTATGTAACGAATTATTATCTTTATAATTTATAGATATTCGTAGTTTATAGGGATAACTGATCCTATTTCTTTTGTAAGTTTTAAATTTTTTATTTTTGTATAAATAATTTTAGATTTTTTCAATGCATTTTTATATTGAAAAAGCATATTGCCAATTTTTTTCAATGTACTTTTATCAACTTTATTTCCTTTGTTGTCTAAAATTATATGAGGTGAACTTATATCATCAAAATGAAACCATATGCTATCTGGATGAGATATTTTTATTATTTCATTATTTCCAAGTGCATTTTTTCCAATATAAATATCATATTCAATGTCATCTATTTCAATCTTTTCAATAATATATTTAGCCATTTTCTGAAATAATTTATTTTATTAATTAATATAATAAATAATAAATATGTCTTTTTATTATAATAGCAATTATGAGTATAATAAAAATATACCAAATTATCAATCGTGTTATTACTTAAATTTAAACGGATATACTGACAGTAACTTTGGCAAAGTACCATTTAACCCACCTTTGTCAAAAGCGATTACTTATCGAGATGTTTTTTATGCTCCTCCAAATTATAACACTTTGAATATGAACAGAAATATAAATAGTAATAATTTAAATTATGACTATAAATCTGTTAATAATGCATATAAAGAATGTCAAGACTGTAATTATTCTATTAATAAAAAATGTTCAAATTATTCGAATCAATGTTTAAATTAATAAGAATATCTATTAAATTGTTGATCATTTACTAAAGTTCTTAATTTATCTTTGTCTGATTTTCTAAATCTAATCAAGTCCGCTCTATCTTCTATTGATGGTTGATAACCAGAATTTTCAAAACCTCCTTTTTCTAATATATTATCAAGTTTATAATCTCTTGAAGATAAATAAATATTATTAAAATCATCTATTTTTGTTACATTTGTAGTAAAGTTTGTTAACGGAGTGTTTCTATCGTATTTTAGTTCGTTGTCATGATCTATTCTTCTATATACTCTAGAATCTGATTTTTGAGATGTTACTTCAAATTGTGGATTTCTCATTTCTAAAACAGGTGTTGCTATTTCGTTCAAAAATGTATGAGATGGTTTAAATCCCGCGTCTTTTGAATATTGAATCATATTATCTTTTACACTTATTCTTCTATTTCTATCATTTAATTCGCTTAAATTTTTAGTAGAAATATCTAAAGAAGGGTTTGCATTTGCTTCTATATTATATACATCTTGAAGATATCTTGATGTATTCATATCTATATTATTCAAGTTTTGTGTGTTTTGTCTAGATTTATTCGCAAATGTATCATGAACAACAACATTATCTTGAAGATATCGTCCAGTATCCATGTCAATATTGTTTAAATTTTGAGTGTTTTGTCTAGATTTATTTGCGAATGTATCATAAACAACAACATTATCTTGAAGATATCGTCCAGTATCCATGTCAATATTATTTAAATTTTGAATATTTTGTCTGGATTTATTCGCAAATGTATCATGAACAACAATATTATCTTGAAGATATCTCCCAGTATCCATGTCAATATTGTTTAAATTTTGAGTATTTTGCCTAGATTTATTTGAAAAGGCTTCAGAATGTAAAACATCTTGAATATAATTTTGATCATTTATGTTAATTCCTTCCAAGTTATGAGATATATCTTTTGTAATTTTTGATTGCGCAAATACATTCATACTATTTTCATTTATTCCTTTTTGCATATCTGCATTTTCCATTGTATAAGATGAAATATAATTGCTATTAATTCCTGCATTTACATCAAGTGTAATATGTTTATCATTAATAGAATTTAACATTTTGAAGTTTTCTACAAGAGGTTTGTCTATTATTGCTGTTTTATTTGGTTGTACACAATATACGTTTAAAGCATCTTTTACAGCTCTATAATCATTTGGTTTTTGAATTGTTTTAGAAAAATCTACAAATCCGGGTGTTGATAAAGCACCAAACCAAGTTCTAGGAAGTCTTGATAGTGGAAGTAGATCTCTTTGTGTGTATACAGGAGGTCTAAATGCACCTCCTTCAAAAACTGGATAGGGAGCTCTTGCTTGTGTAAGGTTACTTATAGATGTTATATTTCCAGAAATTCCAGCATTATTTGATACGTTACTATAAGATACACTTACCATTGGATTTATACCTCTTGAATAAACACTAATTCCTTCATTTATTCTATCTCCACTATCATCTAATAATTGAGTGATATCAGTATTCTGTCCAACTTTATCAATTCTTCTTGTAGTTATAGATTTAGGCGGGTCTCTTAATATGTTTGTATTATTACCCCATTCTTCGACAGAAGGTAATGTAACATGTTCGGTTTTTGGGTACTGAATGCTCATAATTTATATAATTTATTATTATATAAATTTATAAATTAAAATAAATTTAGAATTGTAATAATATTAAAGTTTTAAATGTTTCTAAACACGCTGTTAAATTTCCAGAATCTGGATATTCATACAAATTTTTATTTTTATGTAAGAGAGAAACAATAAAATTTTTATAATTTTTATCTTTAAAATAATATTCTGTATGATCTTCATATCTTCTTAATAAAGAAACGTCGATACTTGTAAATCTTGGGTTATTTTTTGGAGAATAAGAATGTTTAATTATATTTGGATGAGATGTATTATTTAAAGTTCTAGTTTGAAAACTTTTCCAGTCTATATTTATTAGTGAAACTTTTTTTCCTATTGGATTTAAATCTCTATTACATATCGCTATCAAAAATCTTTGTTCCAGACCTGCTAATAAAGTTGCTATTTTACACATATACATGGATGCCGTCTGCGTATCTTGAACTTTTTCGAGAATAGGCGAATCAAAATACTCATCAATCAATTCGTACATATTTTTAATAGAAAAGTCTTGCGAGTCTATCATCGAATAAGATGACATTGATGACATTGATGACATTGATGACATTGATGACATTTTATTTTATATCTTTATATTCTTTATAATAAAATAAATGTTGATTATTATAATAATAATTGTGTTTATGTTATCTTTTTTTGTATTTTTAAAATCAAAAGAAGATTATACTGAAAATACGCAAAATGTAAAAAATGTAAGAAATGTAAGAAATGTAAGAAATATAGAAAAAAAGAATGATTCTACTTTTAATATCAATAATATCATAAAAGAAGTAGTAAGTGAAGATAAAAATAAAGATAAAAAACTTGGGTCTAAAACTTATTTATATGATTTTGTAGACGGAGAGCAACCGTTAAATGGTCTAGGGCCATCTTATGAGCAAAATTATAGAAGTACTTTGCCTAAAACAAATAATATGTTTGTAGTTCCTGATTTAAGCGTAGATTATGTAAATTTATTAAATACAAAAAATAATAGATATCATTAAATATTTTAAGATATAAAAAATATCTTAAAACTTATATAATTCTCGAGATTTCTTTAGCAATTTTAGTAATAGTTAATTCACTAAGTTTTACTTTTTTGATAAAGTCTTTAATATTAACATTATTAGATCCCTTTTTCTTACATAAAAAGTAATAAATAAGTGAACTTGTAACACTTTGCGGTCTTGATCTATTAATTACAGGACTTTTATTCTTTACTTTTTCATACATTTCTAAAACTCCTTGTTTGTCTTCTTCTGTTAATTCAAACTTCGAAGCACATTCTTCTATTAAATCTGTGAAATTTTGTTTAATTCTAACATGGCTATTTTTCGGCGCATTTAGACTTACATGTTTTAAACCTCTTAAAATAACCTTTCTGTCAAGCTTAAATATCTCACGAAGACTATCACATGTATAAGATTTTCCGTTTAGTTTTATTGAATGAAAAATACATCCAAATATAATCGCTTTTCGAGAGTTTCCTCTAAAAATTTTTCCTTTTGTTACTTGTGTGTATATATCATTTGCAGTGTTTACAATTTTTTCTGAAAATCCTAAATGTTCTACATCTTTAAATATACTTTTATCTTCTAATTTTCTAATATGACATCTATTTGGATCTGAGTTCTTTCTTGTATCATCACTTCCATAATATCTCCAATCTTTTTCGTATGACATTATTTTTGATACTTCTAGACCACAATCTTTACATAAAACTGTTCCCTGTTCGTTTACAAGATTTTCATGTTTACAGTTTTTTTTAGTTTCATCCTCATCTTTGTCTATATCATATTCATCTTCGTTTTCTTCTTCAATATCATCTAAAATGTCATCTCCTCCGTATTTTTCTTCAATCTCGTTAAAGATATCAAATGCAGTTTGATCTGACATTTTTAAATAACTAATAGTACTTAATTCTTAAATTTTAATCTTTTAAATTTCATTTTTAAGTTATTATAAGTTTGGCAAAACTTTTGATTGTTTCGATTCTGAATGAGATTGAGAAGATGACATTGAATATGATTGTGATTCTAATTGGGAGGATGAAGATGAAAAAGAAATATTATCATCTGAAATATTACTAGATTTATCTTTTAATAACATATCTATATTTATTTTCATTTTCTTTGGCGAAGAATTAACGTTTACTGGATTAAATCCAAAAGCTCCCTTCTTTTTTGTATTTTTTGTATTTTTTTTCTTGGGAAGGTTAGATTGATCAGCAGATGATTTTGACTCTTCTTCGTTTTTAGAAACTTGAGGGATAGAAGATACAGATGTGCAAAAATCTCTAAACTTCTTTATTTGTTCATCGCTTTTATTTAATTTTTCTTCTAAAGAAGTTTTTTGAAATATATATTTTGAATAATAATCACATTTTTCTTGTTTTGAAATTACTCTATTATCCTTAAGATTGCCATCAAGACTATTTAAATTATCAAATAGAAGATTTTTTAATAAAGAAATATCTTCTTCTTTTTTAACATCTGGTTTTCTGTATTTTCTAATATAATCTATAAAATCATCTGACAATCTCTTATTATTATAAGGATTTACAAAATCATTATTGTCTATTTGTTCAAATAAATTATGCAAATTAAAACAATAAACTTCTTTATTTTCGTCATCTTTGTAATAAATTATATCTTTTAAAAATGGAACTAATTCCATTTTAGCTTTATTTAATTTATCGATGTCATCAGATGTAAGAGTTTTAGAATTCTTTTTCAATTCATATTCTCTTTTAACTGTTTTATATTTATTATATTGTTCAACTCCTTTATATTCTACATTACAAGAGTGTACATCTAAAGGTTCAATTTCATCCAATAATATTGAAGTAAGTCCTGATCTTTCTTTAAAATCAAATTCTTTAGCTCTACTGTATTTTTCTTCTTTTTGTCGTAGTAATATATCTTTTTCGGCTTTATTTTTATAATATTGTTTTAAAATAACCGGAGCGTCGTCATAATATTTTGACATAAAAATATTTTTATCTTTTTCAGATTTAAACGATTTTAATTTTTCCCTCCCGTCAAGAATATAAGGATTTACATTTTTAGATAATGAATTAAGGTCATTTTTAAATAAAGTATATTCGGTAAGACTTTCAGATGATAAAGAAGCATGAGATATAGCCAATTTTTGCATAGTATTTAGTTCAAATAATTTAAGTTGGTTTACCACAAGGTCATTTAATTTTTGTATTGTGGACTCTTTATTTATAGGATTATTATAGATGTCATATAATATCTCTTTTAATGACAAATTTGATATTGAATTTGAGTCAAAATAATTATTTGAAAGTCTGTCATTAAAAAGTTTTGCGAAATTTTTCATATATTTTTCATCTACAAATATTACAATATTTCCAATTTTTTTAATATAATCTGATATTACAGAGTATTTATTTTCTTCGTATATATTAGTTTCTATAATTTTACTACTATCTCTATCGAAAAAGTTGCTTAATAAAGTTATAATTGTTTCTCTTAAAATTATTAAATCCTTATCGCTTAATTCTGAAAAAAGTGTATTTTTATTATATAATGGAAAATACTTGTCTAATTTATCATAGAGTTCTAACTGTTCTTTTTGTATTTCTTCTGGTGTTTTTGGTTTTATTGATACTTGTTCTTTATATTTTACATCTTTGTAATCTTTCTTTATTTTAGAATCTTTATCTCTTATTAAAGGTTTGTATGTAATATCATCAATTACCACATCTTGATATACTTTTTTTAGTGGTTTTTCCTCAACTTTTGGCTTAACTAAAACATCTTTTGACACTAATTTAAATCCATCAAGATTTGATATCTTTTCAATCTTTTTAAAAGATATCAAAGTATCAAGATCTCCATATAGATTTTTTAATGTTTTTCTTTCAGATTCTTGTTTTACATCTTTTACATCTTTTAAATCTTCTTCCTCTAAATTAAAACGATCTATTTGAGCAACGTTATATCTTTTTGATAATATTTCATCTTCAGATATTGTTAAAAGAGAAGACACTATAGTATCTCTCTCTTGGTTATAATGAGAAAGAATTTTTGAAAAGACATCTTTATACATTTTTACAGATTCGCTAATGTTTTTAGATGGCGTGACAGTTGGAATAATTTTTATTATTCCTGAAAAGAGTAAATTATTATTATCTTTTGATTCATCAAGTTTATCTATGCTTGATATAATATATTCATATATATCTTCTTCTCCAAATAAGTCATCTTGAATATAATTTAAAATATCTAAACGAAAAAGTTCATTTCTTTTCAGATCTTCAGTTTCAGATTGAGTCAATGGAACAGATTCCATTTTAACATTTACGATATCATAAGCATCTTTTAATTTTCCTTCTACAAGCTCTGCTCTCTTCTTTTCAAAATCAGAAGAAAATTGACGCGACAAATTTTGAATTATTTTTTTCTCTCTCTCATGTATTTTTTTGATATCATCAACTTTGTTAGATAAATTTGGTCTTTTCTCAATTATTTGAAGAATTTCTAAATTTGACGAAGTATCTATATAATCTAATTTGCTTAATCTATCATTTATAAATATTACCGCTTTTCTGGCTCTATCTAAATCTCCGTCATAATTATATATAACTCTTACGATTTCAATAAAATCATCATCATCTGGAATCTCTTTACTAAGTTTTACTATTCTACTTTCAAATAAATCGTTTTTTATTAATTTTTTGTCTTTTACAAGATCTTTTAAAAATTTACGTTTTAACGATTCCATCTTGTCATAATTTTTAATCATTTTTAAAATATCTTCAGATTCCTTCTTTCTCTCTGCTCGTTTTTGGATTATAACTTGTCCTGTTCCTTTTTGCGCTACTTTTGTTTTTTTAGTAACTTTTAATAAATCTTCAAGTTTAGACATTTTTATTTATAGAAACACTTTAAAATAAATAATTTTATAAATAATAAATATGAAAATATTAATTATTTTATTAATCTCTTTAATTATGATTTACATAATAATTTATTCATTAATTAAACCTTATTATATTTCAAGACAAAAGCCTTATCAAGAACCTACTCAAAAGCCTTATCAAGAACCTACTCAAAAGCCTTATCAAGAACCTACTCAAAAGCCTTATCAAGAACCTACTCAAAAGCCTTCCCAAGAACCTACTCAAAAGCCTTCCCAAGAACCTACACAAACACCTTCCCAAGAACCTACACAAACACCTTCCCAAGAACCTACTCAAACACCTTCCCAAGAACCTACGCAAACGCCTTCCCAAGAACCTACACAAAAGCCTTATCAAGAACCTACACAAACATTGTCTCCTGTTTGCAAATTAAGTTTATTTTCAAAATTTTCAAACTGTAAGCCCGTAAGCGCAATGGAAGAAGCTTGCTCTACTGTACTAGAAAAAGGACTAACATGTCCTGGTCCGAACATAGAAGGATCTCAATATTGTGTAAGAAGAGAATGTGATGTTAATTGTCAACTAAGCGACTGGATAAAAGGCCCTTGCGATCCAATCACAAAAAAACAAATATTAAAAAGAAACAAAATAGTAACAGAAAAAAGAAATGGAACATGCAAAGAACTCGATTACTATGGAAATGTAATCGAAAGTCCTCTTTTGAAAGAAGAATCTTGTAATCCAGAATGTTTATTTGGAGAATGGTCCAACTGGAGTGAATGTAAAGCTGATTATACAAATAAAACAAGTAGCAGATATAGGACAAGAACTAATTCTTGCAAACATGATTTAGATTATGAATATGATAGATATTGTCCAGTAGATTGTCTTATGTCAAATTGGGAAATAGAATCTTTGTGTAATAAAAAAACAGGGACAAAAAATAATAAATATAGAAAAATTATAAAACCTTCTCTTAATGGTGGTAATTGTCCTATAGATGGCGGAGAGGGCGCTGTTCAATATATTTTAGGAGAAGAATGTCCTATTGATTGTGTTTGGGGCGATTGGGAATGGCAATCTACTTCTGGTTCAGGATGTAATTGTAAAGATAATTTTATAAGAAAAAAAATAGTTGTTGAAAAAAATGGAGGAACCTGTTCAACTTTAGGTTATAACTCAACTGAAAGCGGATCTTGGTGGTCTCCCATAAATAAAACTTTTAATTTTAATGTTAATGGAAATACTTTTAATACATGTCAAGGATGTTGCAATCGTTATGATTTGAAAAAAGATAATTTTGGAAATCAAAAATGTTATGCGTTTTAATAAAAATATATATAATAAATAATAAATGAAAATTGTATTGATAATAACATTATTATTATTATTATTATCTATATCAAGCATATACATTTATAAAAAAAATAGTATATTTTCTGTTTTAGATAAGACATCTCAATCGCCAACCCAATCACCAACCCAATCACCGACTCAAGTACCAACTCGATCGCCAAC